CCCCCGCGCCCGCGCCCCGTTGGGGCTATAACACCAAACAAGAGATATCTAGGTAGTAGATAGTAGGCACCTGTGGATATGTGGATAACCCCACCTTCCGTTGCCATACTGCGGCAGCCCCATCCACAAACAGATGTGGATAAAGCTGTATGCACATGTGAATCACTTGTAGGCACAAGTACTTTCCCACAGGTTATCCACAACCAATCCACACAGTTACCCACACAGTTACCCACAAGGACAACAAAGACAAGCTAGGACCAGAGTCCCACACCGAGAGAAGCCACCCACAACACACAACCCACCACCCCGAAACCAGGACCCACCACACAAACACCACCACCCACCAGACACCCCAACCCCAAAACCCAACCCCACCAAGAAACCAGACACCAAAACCAGAACCCCCACCACCCTCCAACCACCCCACCACCCACACCCCACCAGGTACCCTATACACATGCCATGGACCACATCCAACCGACGCCAACGCTTGCCAACAAACTGGAACAAACTCAGAAAACAAGTCCTCGCAAAAGCAAACTACAAATGCGCCGGCCTCGACCCAGCCACCACCCCACCACCCACTACCAGAGAGGTACAGGGAGACACCCACCGGTGGCACCACCCCGCATGCACCATGCGCGCAACCGACGTCGACCACATCATCGCCGGCGACAACCACGAACTAAGTAATCTCCAAGCCCTATCACACGCCTGCCACACAGCCAAGACCACACACGAGAACGCCGCAGCCAAGGCACGCATACGCGCCACAGCCACACGCGAACAGCCGCCACACCCATGCGCGCGCGCAACACAAACAAACAAAAAAGAAAAACAAAACAAAACAAAAACCAAAACAAACGAAAGCAAAGCCCGAACCGAAACGACGCGACGCGAAACCTGGAACTAAAAAAAATCGAGGCCGAAAAAAAACGAAGCCGCCCCCTGGCACCGACTCCCCTCCCCCACACACGAAAGACCGGGGGAGATAGCAATCACGGAGTGGCATGCTCAGAACGACAGCGTTTGGGGTGACGGCAGCCACTGTGGGCGCGTGCGTGTCGGCACCCCCCACGCCCCGTAACCTTGTCACAGGCGGCCGACCGGCCGTCAGGAAGGAGAGGCATGGGCGTAAACTCCATTGCTGCGTCTCAGATGCAGTACTGGTGCCAGGCCGGCCCAGGGAAGCCGCAGGGCGGCCCCTACTCGGTCGGCTACTCACAGCCCGACCGGCTGTTCTCATACCGGGACAGCGACGAGGACGGCTGGCTGCAGCGTGACTCGAACATGGACTGCTCGTCCGCGGTGCGCGGGGCGATCAACTACGGCCTCCACAAGGCGTGGGGATACGGCTGGGACGACAGCCGCCTGCTGCCCGAGTCGACGTGGACTGGTTCAATGCGGTCCGAGCTGACATCTCGCGGCTGGTACGAGGTGCCGTGGCCGGATGCGTCGCTGTACCCGGACGGAGGCTTCCAGGACGGTGACGTAGTCCTGTCGGAAGGTGCCTCCGGCGGTGTCGGCCATGTCGCGATGATCGTCCCGGACGGGCTCGCTGAGGCATGGATCGCCGAGGACGGCACGATCGACGGCTATGCGGGCGACCAGACTGGCTCTGAGACCAGGGTCGGCGACTATGCGACTCACGTGTACACGCGCGGCGGCAGGTGGACACACTGCCTGCGCTTGGCTGAGGGCAGTGACAGCCCTTCTGGGAGCCGTTCTTCGTCGTCCCGGTACTCGGGTAGGACCATCGCGAATATGGGGGCCCTCGTGGCTGCTGCGGACGCTGTGGGGCTGCCCCGGTGGGTGGCTCTTGGCCTGGCTGAGCAGGAGTCGAACGGTGAGAACGTGTTCGGCCATGACGCTGGCGGCGCCTACCAAGGCGGCGGCGAGGTCACAGAGGCGAAATTCCGTGATTTCTACGCCCAGATCAGCGCTGGGGCCACGTCGAATGGTGTCGGCCCGACCCAGGTGACGTACCCCGGCTACTTTTTCAACGACCCGGATCGTGCTTGGTGGGACCCGCAGGCCTCGTCGGAGGTTGGCTTCGGGATTCTGGCCGGCTACTTGGGCGGCGACTACTCGTGGGACTCTCTGTGCCGGGCTGGGTCCACGTACAACTGCGGTAACCCGAACGACCGCTACGAAACGTACGGGCAGTCTTTCGCGTCCCTAGCCTGGGCGTGGAAAGACCAGCCGCTCGGCGACTATGCCGGCGGTGGTGTGTCATCTACTGATGAGGAGCTGGAAATGTCTGCTGCCGTTGACCTTCTTACTGAGATTCGCGATTCGCTGCGCGCCGGAAAGGAAGGCGACCACTACGCCGGCGACATGGCCTGGTACTCCGGGGCGATCCGCGATGAGCTGCGTTCCCTGAACTCGAAAGTGCAGGTCATCTCCGATGCCGTTACCCCCGGCATAGCGGGCGTCAAATTCGACGGTGACCTGTACAACGCCGTCAAGGAGACCAGGAAGTCTCTCGCCGCTATCGAGCAGCGTCTGAACGCCCAGCAGGACGGTCAGAACACCCCTGCCGGATCGTGATCGTCCTTTTCGCTGTCGCCGCAGCCATCCTAGGAGCCTACTGGGTTGGCCTGTGCGAAGGAGTTGAGAACGGCTACCCGTGGGAACGAAAAAGCAAGGAGAAGAAGAATGACTCTGACGACTGAACAGTCCGCGACCCTGACGGCGGTCGCTGCGATCGTGTGGCCTCTGATTCAGGCGGCCCTGGACAGGCCGTACTGGACGGCCGCCCGCCGGCGAGTGATCGCCATGGCCGCAATTGCCGTGATCGCGGCCGGCACTTGGTTCGCGGGCGCCTACCCGGCCACTGCTGCGGCGGCCACCAACCAGGTCCTGTCCGTTGCCGGCCTCGTCCTCGGTGCTTTCAACGTCCTGAAGTCCGCGAAGATCAACGGGATCAGCATCCTGGATTGGGCTGGTATCGTCACTCCCGGCGGTGTCGCCCTGCGGAAGTCGGAAGGTGGGGCCCACAAGGCCTGACCTGCCCTGACCTGCGGTCCGGCGGCCGTCTCGCATATTCTGCGGGGCGGCCGCCGCCGGTTTCTGGCGGTATGATTGGGGCACGCTACGACCGAGAGGGGCTGAGATGCCGCAGAAACCGCCGCCGCGGCTGAGTAAGTCCGCCCGCCGCATGTGGGATGACATCACGACCAGGTGGGAGCTCCGCCCGGACGAAGTCCGCCTGCTAGAGGACGCCTGCCGGGAAGCGACGATCCTTGACAGGATCGAACGGGAGTTGGCTGGCGCCGACTATGTGATGCCCGGGTCACAGAAGCAACTGCGAGCCCACCCGCTCCTGTCGGAGGTACGTCAGCATCGCGTGGCAATGGCGCAGCTGCTATCAAAGCTGAACCTCCCAGACGAGGAAGCGGACTCCAGGGCGCAGGCCTCCAGGTCTGAGCATGCGTCTATCGCGGCAGCCGGCAGGTGGGGTTTGACTCGTGGCCAGGCCTCGTGAACGAAAGGCCGCTGGCGGCGACGATCCGCGGCTGCTCGCCGAGATTCGCGCCTACTACGAGGAGCGCCTGAAGTCGCGGCCGGCTACTCTGCCGGGCGCCAACAGCGCGTTCCCGGCGGTCGCGCACGGCCCGGTATGGGCCCTGAAGGACGGCAGCTGGCTGCTGCCCGAACATACGGTCGGCTGGGACGCGGCCTGCTGGGCGTCCGCCCACCTTGCCGGGCCCGGCGGCGGCCCTTTCCTGTTCACGGACGAGCAGCTCAGGTTCCTGCTTTGGTATTACGCTACAGACTCGGCCGGAAGGTTCCTGTCACCCACGGTAGTTCTGCAACGGTGCAAGGGGTGGGGCAAGGACCCCCTGGCAGGCGTTATCGCCCTCACGGCGCTATGCGGCCCGTCCGTCCCATTCGTGGGAGGAGACGGCATGGTGCACGGGCGCCGCGAAGAGTCGCCCTGGATCCGTCTCCTGGCGGTTTCCCAGCAGCAGACAGAGAACACGATGGGGGCGATCCGTGCTCTGGCGCCGCCGGACGTCCGCGAAGACCTCGCCATCCGAGTGGTAACGACCCTGGTACGCCCGACGGACGGGAGCGCAGGATTCATTACCGCGATCACGTCGAACCCGGACGCAGCCGAAGGCGCACGCGCCACACTGACCGTGTGCAACGAGACGCAGAACTGGACGCGGTCGAACTCCGGCATAGCGATGATGGGCGTCGTCCGCGGTGACGCGGCAAAATCCCCGCCAGAACGGCAGGCCCGGGTCCTGCACATCTGCAACGCGGCCAGAGTCGGTATCGAGTCCGTTGGGCTGTCCGTCCGTGAAGGCTGGGAAGAGCATGGCGGGAAAGACGCGGGCCTTATGTACGACTCACTGGAAGCGCCCCCGGACGCGCCACTGACAGCGGAAGCCGCACCCGAAGTGGTTGAGTCCGTCCGCGGCGACGCATCCTGGCTGACTCCGGACCGGATCGTTCAGGACATCATGGACCCCTCTACGCCGCCGTCCGAGTCACGTCGGAAGTGGTACAACCAAGTGGTCGCGTCCGAGGACGCGTGGTTGACCCGCGAGGAGTGGGATTCCTGTCTCGATAAGGAGCTGCCCGCGTTGGAGCCCGGCGACGAAGTAGCGGTGTTCTTCGACGGCGGCAAATCCGATGATTCGACCGCCTGCGTAGCCGTTCGCGTCAGCGATGGCGCCCCGTTCGTGGTCGGCGTGTGGCAGCGGCCACCCGACGCCCGCGCTCATAACTGGGTCGTCGATCGTAACGCGGTCGACAAGCGCGTCCGCGACTTCTACGAGCACCACAACGTGGTCGCCCTGTGGGCGGATCCGTCTCACGCCGTCGAGGACGAGAGCATGGAACAGTTCTGGGACTCAGTCGTGGACGGCTGGCATCGCGACTACGGACGCCAGCTCCGCCTGAAGGCCAGCCCAGGACACTCAGTGAAATGGGACATGTCCTCGCCCGTGAACCAGAAGACGTTCGTCCACGCCGTGCAGGCCACGACCACCGACGTGCTCGAGCATGCGTTCGTCCACGACGGCGACGCAAGGTTGCGCGCCCACGTCCTCCACGCCGTCCGCTACCCGACCCGGTTCGGCGTGTCGATCTCAAAGGACGGCCGGGAGTCGCGCAAGAAGATCGATTTGGCTGTCTGTATGATCGGCGGTAGGATGATCCGTAACATATGGCTGAATAGCCGCCGCCGGAGCAGAGGATCGATATGGTAAACGGGCCATGGGATGACATCGCGGCTCGCCACGACGAGGCGAGGGCACTTGCCGCTCAGCGCCGCGAAGAGATCGCCCCCGGGGCGTCCACGCGGACCGCCGCCAGCGGCCCCCTATACGGCATCGACTCAGATCGAGCTGACGCCACGAAACGGCGCCTGAAGGCGCTGTCGCTCGGCCCCACCCTGGGGCTGCTACTGGACACGCTAGCCCGGCAGATAGTCGCCGACGGAGTCTCCTCCGACCGGGACGACCAAGGGGCCGCCAGGCTGTGGGGGCCGTGGGAGGCATCAGGCATGCCGTCCCGGCAGACAGCCCTGTGGCGTGAAGCCCTCATCGACGGGGCCGCCTACACTGCTGTCCTGCCGTCGGCCGGCCCTTCCGTGCTGCCATTGCCGGCCTCCAGGATCGCCTGCGACTGGGGAGGCGCGGAAGCGAACGAGTGGCCCGCCGCGGCCGTCGTTCTGCGCGGCGACGGCGCCCCGTGGCGTTACCTGACCGCCACCGAGGAAGTCGACTGCAAGACCGGCGCTGTCCTCTGGTCCGGGGGTCTGCAGCATTGCCCTGTCGTGCGCGTCGCCCCCTACCAGGCGCTGGACGGAGAGTGCGAATCCCTGGTAGACAGGCTGCGCCTCCCCGCCCGCCGCTACATCAAAACAGTGCATGACCGCCTCCTCGTTCAACATCACAACTCGTGGCGTGTCCGCACCGCGACCGGCCTGGCCGACCCGGGCTCCCCCGAGGAAGCGGAACGACAGAAGGCACTCCTGGAGCACGGTGACGTGCTGACCGGCGGCGAGGGCGTGCAGTTCGGGTCGCTGCCTGAAACGAACCTTCAGTCCCTGCTCGACGCCGAGAAGGGTGACCTGGGGACATTGGCGGCGCTCGCGTCAGTGCCGTCCTGGGCCCTGTCAGGGTCACAGCTAGTCAACCTGAGCGCGGACGCCCTCGCAGAAGCCAAGGCTGCCGAGCGCGCCCACCTGCAGGCGCTCACGCGTGCTTTCGGGCGCCCCGTGTGCAACCTCGTACGCCTGTGCGCTGCCGTAGACGGACGCCGCGACGACTCCGAAGACACCACGCTCTCCGTCGACTGGCGCGACACTGAGGCCCGTTCCCTGTCGCAGGCCGCTGACGCTCTCGGGAAGCTGTCACAGACGCTCGGGGTGCCCGCCGCCTTGCTGTGGGACCGCATCCCCGGCGTGTCGCCGTCCGAGGCAGCCGGCTGGCGCGAGTACGCGGACAGCCACCCTGACGCGCTCACCTCGTACACGCAGGCGCTTGCTGGCGCTGACAACGCCAGCAAGGTCGCAGCCCTGGAGGAGGAGTGACCCTTATCGGCGACCATCGTGTCGCCGTGGGCGCGCTCGCCACTAAAGCCCGCGACTCCGCGGTCGACCTGTTCGACGTGGTGCTTGACCCAGAGAACCTGGACGCGTCATCCGCGGCATGGGCATCCCAGACGGCGTCCGCCCTGCGGGGCGCCTCGTCGGGCGTAGACCGGGAAGCTTCCAGGTATCTGGGCGCCTGGGGCCGCGAGCGCGGCCGCAGCATGGGGTTCGCCCGGCCGGCCCTCATTGATTCTTCTCTCGACAGGCAGCTGATGCTGTCCGGGCCGATCCGGATAAAAACTCTCGTGGGGAATGGTGTGGATCGCTCCACGGCGGTCGCAGACGCTCGCCGCCGCGTGGGGGCGACCGCGATGAAAACCGTGCGTGACCGCGACCGCCTGGACGTCATCTATTCCTGCCGGAAGCAGCGCGTCCGCTGTCGCCGTGTGACGGTCGGGAAGACATGCGCTTTCTGCTGCATGCTCGCCGCTCGCGGGCCCGTGTACACGAAAGACACAGCCGCCTTTCAGGCGCACGTCTACTGCGACTGCACGTACGAGCCCGTCGACGTGCCGAACTCGAAATGGAAAGCAACAGAAGCGTCCGACCGCGACCTGGAGCTCGTAGACCTGTACGATGAAGCTGTGGCCTCGCAGAAAGCTGCCGGCACCAGCGGGCTCAGCGACCTCCTGGCCCGCATGCGCCGGTCCGGCAATGGTCTTCTGTCGGACGGGGTGAGCTAAACTATCCGCAGCACTACGTCAGGAGACGAAATGGCAGACCAGCCACGAAACGTTCGTGACGCCGACGAGGACGCAAAGCCTCAGCCGGGCGCCACGACGACCAAGCAGGACACGCCCGCCGCTCAGACTGAGCCGGACGCGAAGCCTCAGCCGGGCGCCAAGCCCGCGGATGACGCGCCCGCAAAGCCGGCCGCAGACACGCCCGAGCCGAAGCCGACCGAGGAGGCCGACAACTCCGAGCCGAAGCCGACCGAGGAGGCCGAGTCCACGCCCGCACCTGAGGCTCAGCCGGCCGAAGCCCCCAAGCCCGAGGACCCGCGCATCGCCGACCTGCAGGCCAAGCTCGCCGCGGCTACCGCACAGGCTTCCGCCGTTGTCGCACTCGCCAACGCCGGCCTGCCCGTCAGTCTTGCCGCCCTTGTCGCCGCCGGCAGCCCTGACGACATCGAATCCAACGTGGAGGCGCTCGCCCAGGCCATCGATGACGCGGCCGCCCAGAAGAACACCCCCGCCCAGCCGTCTCTTCCGCCCGACGCGGATGAGTCCGAAGAGGACATGCAGGCCCGCGCCCGCAGGATCTTCGCCTGACCGAACGAACACTGAAGGAGAAACCAAATGGCGAACTTCGCAACGACCGGCAGGAAGGTCGTCCTCTCGGACATCGCCTCCCTCCACTACCTGTCCAGCATCGCTCTGACCGTCAACCGTGACGCCGAGGCCGGCTACGAGCGCGGCTACGGCTCGACCGTTGACGTCGCCATGCCCGTCGAGGCCGCTTCCGGCACGCGCAGCAGCGCACAGCGTGAGGCCCGCACCGCGATCACGTTCAGCGACCTGACCCGCAAGTACGTCCCCGTCAAGCTCGAGGACGAGCTCTACTCCGCGGTCCGGCTGCCTTCCGAGTGGCTGACCTGGACACTCGCCGACTTCGAACGCGAGGTAGTCAAGCCTCAGGCTGAGGCTGTCGCCTCTCTTATCCCTGCGAAGCTCGGCGCTGTCATGGCGACCATTCAGGCTTCGCAGGCTGCCGACCCGAACGCTGCTGGTGTTGCCGTTACTGACGCGAAGGCTCTTAAGTTCAAGGCTGACGGCTCCAACCTCCTCGAAGTCGTTGCCCGCGCCAACCGGATCCTCAACAAGAGGAAGGTCCCGTTCATCAACCGGACCCTCGCCGTCGGCTCCGGCGTCGCTGAGGTGTTCCGCAAGAACAAGGACCTCCTGAACGTGTCCTTCTCCGCCGACAACGGCAGCCTGCTGCGCGACGCCACCATCGCGAAGGTCGGCGGCTTCACTGTCGTCGAGGAGCCCGCGCTCCCCGAGGCGTTCTCCGTGTTCTACGAGAAGAACGCTTTCGCTCTGGCTGTTCGCGCCGCCGACGTCCCGGCCGGCGCCACGTTCGGCGACAGTGTCGCTCAGGACGGTTTCGCTCTGCGTCACATCTGCGACTACGACCCGACGTACGCCGAGGACCGTTCCGTCGTGGACGCTTACTTCGGCGCCGCCGTCCTCGACTCCCGTCGCGCCACCGCTGCCGGCCTGGCCTGATAGGACCGCATGATGGCCGCTACCCCGCTCGCTTCTGTTGAAGATCTCGCCGGCTGGCTCGGTGAGCCTATAGCCGATGACGCCGACAAGAAGCGGGCGGGGTGGCTGCTGCGCCGCGCCTCCTCCCTTGTGAACGAGGAGGCCGACCGGATCCGCGACCCATGGACGGTCAAGACTGTCCCGCCCGGCGTTCAGGAAATCGTGTTGTCGTGTGCTGCTCGCGCATACGACAACCCTGAAGGCTGGACGGGTGAACGTCTCGACGACTGGATGGGGACCGGCAAGAAGGTCGACGAGGCCGGCCTGTTCTTGACGGCGACTGAGCGTCGCGCCCTGCTCGCATACGCCCCCTCAGGGCCGTCCGGGGTTGGCATTCTCCGCACCACACGCGAAGTGTGGCCGCCCGCGTCCCTGAATTCGGCGCCGTACACGTTCGATGAGTGGGCGCAGCCATGAGCGCTCTCCAGACCCGTCGGCGCAGGGCGAACTGGCTCATGACGGACACGTGCGTCATTGACAGGCCTACCGGCTCCATGAACTGGAACCCCGACACGAAACGCGACGAGCCGACGCTTGAGCGCGTCTACGCGGGGAAGTGCCGGCTGAAGCAAACCACCATGTACGGGGCGTCGCAGACCGTTGGCGGCCACACGTACACGGTGCAGCAGACCGAGCTGCACATCCCGTACGGCTCCTATGACGCCCGCGTGGACGACGTCGCCACGGTGACCGGCTACCGGTACGGTTTTCGCGTGCGCGGCCTAATCAACCTGACGCACGCGACCGCGCAACGGCTCCTCGTGGACGCGGTGACAGCGTGAGCGGCAGCCAGGTTGACGCGTCGCAGCTGACAGCGTTGGCGGCTGACTTCCTGTCCGCCGGTGAAGTTACTGAGGCGGTCAAAGTGTCCGTCCGGAACGCGTTGGACGCCGCGAAAGAACGCGCCCGCAAAGACTACGCAGCATTCCCAGACAAGGGGATCGCGAAGGTTGGGCAGGAATTCTCCTACGACACGAAAGGGAACGGCGCCGTGGTGGAAGCTCAGTTTGGGCCGTCGAAACCGCGTGGCGCTCTCGCCAACATTGCGATCTGGGGGACCTCTCGCGGTGGTGGCGGCCTGCCCCATCCAGCCGATTACATGGACGACTCCGTCGTCACCGAGATCGGGGACACCATGAACGAGATTGTAAGGAAGCTGTCGTGATTAAGCTGTCCCCGTTCGTGAAGGCCGTGGAGCGGGCTCTGCGGGAACGCTGCAAGTACTCCGTGTACCTCGGTGAGGTTACGATCGACAACCCGCCGATGCCGTATGTTCTGGTCGGCTTCCCGAAAGCGAACCTGGGGGACGCCCCTACCCTCGACAACACCGTGTCTGAGATCAGCTTCTTGCAGCCCGTCACGACGGTTGCCTCCACGGCGGACCGGCTCCTCGTTGTTACAGATGACGTGCGCGCTGCCCTGGAAGGCTACGAGCTCCAGGTCGGCAGGCAGCACTGCGAGTCCCTCGTCTTGGAGTACTGCTCTGCCATGCTCCGCGACAACCAAGTGACCCTCCCGGAGAAGAAGCATCCTATGTACGCGGTGGACATGTGGCGGATCCGGGCGGTCAACCGGTTCCACTGAGATACACTGACATCATCTACTGGTACGCCGTCACCGCGGCGGCGGCATGGATAGGAGAGCAAATGGCTACCAGCATCCGTACGCTCGGTGATGGGCGCATCACCCTTGTGGCACTGGCCGATGACAAGCGGGCCGCTGACCCGAAGAACCCGACCGCCGCTGAGCTGAACGCCGGCCTGCACCTGGAGATGCAGGTCATGAAGTCGGACTACAAGCTCGGCTCGAAGGGCAGCACCAGCGTTGAGGAGCCCGTCCTCGGCGCCGCCGGTAAGGGAACCGTCCCCGGCCCGGCCGAGTATGAGGGCAACGTTTCCGTCTACCAGTTCTTCGACGATGACGGCAACTACGTCACTTCTGACGACTCGCAAGCCTGGGATCTGCTGAAGCGCACAGGCCTTGAGTATGACCTGTACGAGCGCGAGGGTAAGAAGCCTGAGATTCCGTTCTCTGACGGCGACCACGTCGATTGGTACCGTGTCGCCAACGGTCAGCCGCAGAAGCCTGACGACAGGACGTCGTACACGAAGCGCACCGTGACGCTGTTCATTAGTGACGCCCGTGAGAACGAGATTATTCTCGGTGGTGGTGTTGCTTTGGCTGCCCCGACGATCACTTCGATCGACCCGGCCGGCAAGAAGGCCGGCGACACGGTCGCTATCTCCGGCACCAACTTCGTTGGCGTCACCGCCGTGACCTGCACGGTCGCCGGCAAGACCGCTCCGGTTGCTTCGTACCGTGTTGCGTCGTCCACGATGATCACCGCGGTGCTGCCCGCCGGCGTTCAGACCGGTAACTTCATCGTCACCAACGCTAAGGGCGCCTCCTCTGGGAAGTCCTACACCGTGGGAGCCTGATAAGCTTCCCCTTGCGGGGTCCTGACTGGGAGTGTCGGCGGTCTCTCCCAGCCAGGGCCCCTTCCTTTTCCGCCACACCGCTTGACCGCCGCCGGAAGGGACAGCCATGACTGACACGTCGCAGATCACTGAGGTGACCGCCGAGGATCGCACTGGCGATGCGGCCAAGCCTGAGAGGTTTGATTTCGCCCAGTGGATGGCCGGGTTCCAGCCGACCCGGAAAGCTTGCATGCTGTACGGGCGCACGGACCTGCTCGCTGTGATCGACCGCCTCGACGAGGAGGCTCGCCTGCCTGGGCTGACAGACGAGCAGAAGAAGGAGCTTCTCGCTGAGGCGCAGAAGACGCTCGAGACTCTGAAAGCGTCGGGCGTTGAGTTCGTCGTGCAGACCATGTCCGTGTACGCGCAGAAGGAGCTCATGGAGCGCCTCGGCCACAAGACGAAGGACGACCCGGTCACTCATGAGATGGAGTGTGCTTTCCTGGCTGCCCATATCGTGGAGCCGACCGGCGTGACCGGTGAGGACATCGCCGGCCTGTACCAGGCGTCCCCGCAGCAGGTGGAGAAGCTGTCTCGTGTTGTGCGGATGGTCGACACGGAGAGTCCGACCATCACGGCCCCTTTCTCGTCGAAGTCCTGAGCGCCCCGACAGGACAGTGGTTGCGGGCGCGCGTAAAGCACGCCCTGCAATGGGGGCGGCCGCCCACCGGCATTCTGCGTGAGTCATCGGATTGGGTGCCGCAGGACTATGTCCTCGCCGAGGCGTACTCAATGCTCGAGGATTCGCTGTGTCCGTGCGGGTGCGGCTACCCGCGCGGCATCGCGTGGGACGAAATGATGGATGGGTGGTTCGAAGTCCGTCAGGAAGTGTGCTACGCGAAAGCGGCGCGAGAGCAGTGGGAGGCTGAGCATGCGGAACGGAACCGCGACGGCGAGCTGATCGACCCGCCGAAGAAAGGGGCGCTCGTCTATGTCGCAGACACGCGCGATGAGGGCTAGGTAAACTGGGGACCGGTTAACGTCGGAAGGGGCCGTGGTGGCAGATCGTACAGTCGTGGTGAAGCTGACGGCGGACGCGTCCGGTGTTAAGGCGGGCATGTCCGAGGCGTCTGCGGCAACGAAGAGCGCCGCAGACGCAATGCAGGGGGCTGGCCAGGCCGCGCAGGGCGCCGGCGACCAGATGGGGAACGCCTCCGACAAAGGCAAAACCGGTCTCGCCGGGCTGGCGGATTCGGCCCGTCAGAACGGGGCTGCATGGACGACGCTTGGTACGACCGTCGCTGGCGCTGGGGCTGGGCTGCTCGGCCTGGCGGGGATGGCCGGAACAATGGCCGCGAACTTCGACGCCAGCATGTCGTCCGTGCAGGCGGCCACTCACTCCTCGTCCGAGGAGATGTCGCAGCTGCGAGAGGCTGCCATTCAGGCTGGCGCTGATACAGCTTTCTCCGCGACTGAGGCTGCTTCCGGTATTGAGGAGCTGGCCAAGGCTGGCGTTTCCACGAAGGACATCCTCGCGGGAGGCCTGAGTGGGGCCCTGGATCTGGCTGCCGCCGGTGAGATCAGCGTGTCTGAGGCGGCGGAGACAGCGGCCACCGCCATGGTCCAGTTCAACTTGTCTGGCGACAAAGTGACCCACGTCGCCGACTTGCTGGCCGCTGGCGCCGGTAAGGCTCAGGGAGGCGTGCATGATATGGCGTACGCCCTGAAGCAATCCGGTCTTGTGGCCTCTCAGGCCGGCCTGAGCATTGAGGAAACGACGGGGTCTATCGCCGCGTTCGCTTCAGCTGGATTGATCGGTCAGGATGCCGGTACGAGCTTCAAGACGATGCTCCAACGCCTGGAGAACCCGTCCAAGGGCGCGAAGAACGCAATGGACGACCTGGGCATCCATATCTATGATGCGCAAGGACACTTCATTGGGATCACTGCCGTTGCCGAGCAGCTGCGCAACGGCATGAAGGACCTCGGCGAAGAGGAACGTAACACGGCGATGAGCACGATCTTCGGGTCGGATGCTATCCGCGCCGCGAACGTGCTGTACAACGAGGGTGGGGAAGGAATCCAGGGCTGGATTGACAAAGTTAACGACGCCGGCTACGCCGCCGAGACTGCCCGTTTGAAGCAAGACAATTTGAAAGGCGACATTGAGAAGCTTGGCGGATCTTGGGAGACCGCCATGATCAAGATTGGTTCTTCTTCCCAGGCGCCTGTGCGTTCCGTCGTCCAGCACATCACCTCCCTGGTTGATAAGCTCGGGGAGCTCGGCAGCGGGACGCAATCAATGATCTTCAACTTCGCCGCGTTCGGTGGTGCCGCGCTGACGGCGGTTGGCGGGCTCATGGTGATGGCCCCGAAAATCGTCGAAATCAAGGACGCTATGAATACTCTGAACTGGACTGCCGCGGGCTTGAAGGGCAAGCTCGGTGAGGTCGCTACCGGCATGACCGGCTTCGGTCGGGCCGGTCGGATGATGATCACTGCTGCCCTGATCGAAGGCGTGAAGCACTACGGCGACGAGGTGCGTCGCACCGGCGTGTCCGTAGATGAGATGTCGTCGGCGCTCGCCCACGGCGGGTCCGTCCTGAACAACTTGGATTTTGACAAGGGGAAGTACTCTCTGCAGGAATACTCGCAGGCTCTGGCGGACATTAGCCGCCCGTCCGTATGGTCGTCCGTGCAGCAGCACCTGGCGTCCTTTGCTGATGGGATCGCCGGCGCTTTCGGTGCGGACACCCGCTCTGACCTGCAGCGCACGAAAGACGCCCTCGAGACGACGGGCAAGGCCTTGTCGGGAATGTCGACCGATGAGGCCGTGTCGCAATTCAAGAAACTGTCATCCGAGATGACGAACGGCACGAACAAGTCGATGATCGACTTGATCAACTCGATGCCGGACTTTAAGGCCCACCTTAATGAGGTCGCCAAGCAGATGGGGTTGACCGCGGACGACAACACTCGTCTTGCTATCGCGTTGGGGCAGATCGACCCGAATGCCCAGCAGGCGGCCGGCGGCACGTCACAGCTGGACGCGGCCATCCGCAAGGCCAAGGAGGGGACCGACCAGATCGTCCCGTCCATCGAGGAAGTTATCAAGGGGATCAAAACCTACGGCGACACGGTGATCGCGAACTCCAATGCGGACATCAAGTTCCAGGAAGCGCTGAAGAACGTGAATGACGCCGTCAAAGAAAATGGCGCCACGCTGGATATCACGACAGAGAAGGGACGTAAAAACCAGTCCGCCTTGAATGATCTGGCGTCCGCGACGTTCGCGCAGGTGCAGGCCGCGCAGGCGGCCGGCGCCGGACAGGACGAGCTGCAATCCAAAATGGAGACCGGACGTGAGGCGTTCATCTCTGCCGCGGAATCCATGGGGCTCACTGAGGATGAGGCGGTTGAGCTTGCCGACAAATATGGGCTGATCCCCGACAAGATCAACACTGAGGTAACGGCTGACACGACACAGGCGACCGAGGCCGCCGACGGGGCGACCGCTGAGATCAACGGGATGACAGGGACGATCAGCATCTCCGGCGATGCCGCGCAGGCGGACTACACTCTGACGGTCACTGCCGACTCCGTGAACGGGACGACGGGCGTCATTGACATTGACGCTGACAACGACAAAGGGCTGGCGGGCTTGCAGGAGACCGTCCAGACGATCGACAACAGTGATGGCACTGTCTCTATTCTTGGTGACGCCACTGGCGCCCGATGGGAGAAGGACTCCATTCACACGGAGATCGACGAGACCACGGGTACCGTGACTATCTCCGGCAACGACCAGGCCAGCGGCAAGGTCCGCACGGTCAAGTACAACATCGACCAGCTGCACGACAAAGAGATCAGCATTACTGCCCGGATCAAGCAGATCTTCACGTCCGTCGGCCACTGGATCGGCGACCACATGCCGAAAGGCTCGTGGCTGCGCGCCGAGGGTGGCCCGATCACCCCGATCAAGGGGTACGCGAATGCGGGCGCGGTCCATGGTCCTGGCGGCCCGAAAGACGACTGGATTCCGGCATGGCTATCTAACGGGGAGCATGTCCTGACAGCGGCCGAGGTGGCGGCGGCCGGCGGCCAGGATGCTGTGTACCGCCTGCGGAAGCTGATCCGCGACGGCGACATCAAGCGGTACATGGAAGCGACCCGGTTCGCCGACGGCGGCGCTGCTGGCGCCGTCTCACCGTCCGCTGGTGTTGCCGGCGGGGTCTCCGTGAAGACACTCCGTCGCGCGATGGACGGCATGAACCTGGAGCTGACTATCGACGGGCAAACCACGCTGACGTCTAGAATGAAAACCGTCGCCGACCAGCGAGTGGTGACCGCCTACCGCATGAGCAGGAGATGACATGGCAGATCAGTGGATGGCCGGGTTCACGGCGGCGCATACGGGACTCCTGAGCGTCGTCCCGGAGCCGTCACCGGAGGGGTACGCTTCCTACCCGGTGTATGTCACGTCCGATAGTGATCGGGTGCTGATCTGGCATCCGCAGGACCGGTCTGCGGTGTCGGATCCGCTCGCCCCGATCGGCATCCCGACCACGTACACGCAGGCTGGTCTGCCCCCAGTGACGTTCACTCGCCGCTCCACGGGGTCGGACATTATCTCCGACTGGTCGGGGCATGTGCGCGCCCGCGTCGACTTGATGCCGTCCACGTCGTACACGTACGAGGGTGGACTATCCACGGTCACCGCTTCGACCGGCGTTGTAGATCGGTGGAACGCGGTCCCGGCGCCGCGGGCAACAACGATCGAGTGCCGCACGAAAACTCTCGACGATTTCCAGACGCTGCGCGACCTCGTGGAGATGGCCGGCTACCTGATCGTCGCCCACGACACGGAAAGGTGCCGCATTCCGGGGTGCACGATCGAACCGATCCGCGTTGTCGCCGTGTCAAAGGCCACCGGCGAACAGACCGAGGCAAGAGTCCGCGGCACCGTGGAGTGGCAGCTGTCCGTGACGGAACGGTCGAAACGGAAGATCTACACGGACGCGGAGCACGCCGGATGGACGTACGGCGCCACCTACGCTAAGGCCGGCGTCAGTCTGGGGACGTTCTCCCCGTGCGTGACCTGGGGGGAATGGCTGCAGTTCGAGAAGGACGTCCACGACGGCAAGATTCAGCAAAGCCTCACGTACCTGTGGGGCGGCCCCGACCATCCAGAGGACGACAAAGCGATCGGTGGGGAACGGTCTGAGAACTGGTCGCCGCACGGGAAACCGACCCGCGGCGGCGGGGTGCGTAACGTGACACCGACCGCCGGTACGCGAAGCTTCCGTCAATCACAACCAGGGCACCGCATCCGCCTGTCCGTGTATGCTCGGCGAATCACTCAGGACAAGTACGGGCTGTCGAACGTCAGTGTGGGCTTGTGGTGTTCGGATGGGTTTGGTGACGCTTCGAAGAATCGGGCTTTCGTATACGACGCCGACAGTGTCACGAAGTCCCTTCCGGATGACAATGGGTGGGTCCTGATCCAGGATGACGTAACCGTCCCGGACGGGAAGCCGTGGATCGCCCCGTACATTCTCCTTGACGGCGCGGACGTGCCGTTGACGGAGTTCGGGGAGCTGACAATGGCGGACATGGACGCCCAAACCGTATCCACATTGCAGACTCGCACCTACCATGACGTGTGCGTGCTGCTTGCGGGGCAGGAGGACAGGAAGTGAGGCCCGGTCCGAGCATCCCGGAAATGGCTGACGCAGGCCGCTGGTCCGCGCGGATGGACATCCGCTACGGTCCTAGGCTGTTCAAGGACATCCCGATGACGTCCTGCTCCCTGGATTGGGGGGAGCTGAAGGTGGATGGCACGTCTGCTACCGCGCCGGCCTCCCTGCGTGTGGGCGCCCCTGACGACTATGCCCCGCAGCATGAGGGGGATTACTACTCCAACTACGGGCAGATGATGTGCCCGTCCGTGATCTGCGAGTTCGAACATGGCGGCAAGTACGAGATTCCGTTCGGACGGTTCCGCATCACGGAAACGTCGCAGTCGCCGGAATCGACCCCTGTGCAGGGGAAGGACCTGCTGCTCGATCTGGAGGAGAACCCCCTGTCGTGGCCGCACTCTCCGCACCCGGGGGGCACGCTGATCACGGAGATGAACCGCTTGAACCCTAACCAGGGCATGACGGCGATCCGCGTCCCTGACTCGCGCCGCGACTATCAGATCGGCTCCTACCTGCAGTTGCCCACGGACCTGCTCGTGTCGATGTCGATGATCGCGAAAGAAGCGGGGTGCGGGCTGCGGATGTCGTACCGCGGCGAGATCGAGGCGTACCCGCTGCCGACGCCGTCCTCGGCGCCCGCTGAGACATACTCGCAGGAGTCGCACATGGTGATCGGCGCGGCCCCCGTCCAGTCGCCGTCGGGGCGCATCCCGAACTGGTATTCCGTCGTGGCGAAGGGCGACGGGTCCCGGCAGTACACCGTCCACAAGGGAGACTCGTACGAGTCCGCCGTGAAGGACGACGAGAAGAACAAGACCGAGGTTGAAATGGCGCTCGACAACCTCTACCTGCACAAGGAACGCGTGTGGGCGCAGAACGCGACCCCCACCTACCAGAAGGATGCGGCGCGCTGGTCGTGGTCCCGGCAGTTGAACCCTCACTGGACGCGCACGGAGAACGGTTGGAAGTCTGACTACGACTTCAATTTCTACGTGAAGATGAATCAGGCGTACGGGTACTACCATCCGTCCTGGTATGGGTGGGTGTCGAAGACTACTGACTTGTCGTCGCAGAAATCTTGGGATAAGGTCGTCGAGGAGGCCAACAGGTGGGCTAAGTTCGGCATGGACCGGGCGAAGTCGTGGCGGATTCAGCTGGTCGCCGACCCGCGCATCGAGGTTGGCGACGTGATCGCCGTGGAGTACAAGCGAGGGAAGTGGTGCGTCGTGTCTGTGACGTCCTTCTCTTTGGACCTGATGGACCCGTCGCAGCCGATGACGTTAACTGGCGCGGAGCTGCGCAGCTGGTGACGGTACACTGTGGTGCATGACCGCTTCTGACTTCAGCTCGGCCGGGTCCTTGTTCCTGGACATGCAGGACGCCCGGAAGGGCCACGCCGCCTCTGATTCCATCACCCGCTGGGTGAAGGGTCAGGTCGTTGACACGCCTGACACGGACCCGACGCTGCCTGCGGGGTGGGTGCGTGTCGGCATGCCGTACAACGAGCCTGACACGTATGTGACCGGGGAGACGCCCGGCCTGTATACGTGGAAGGGGGCGATGGTTACCGTCAGGATGCACTCCGATGGGACTCTCCTGTCGATCAGTGATGGCCAGGATGAGCCCGGCGATGAGCGGACCCAGGTTGAGCGTCTCGGCCCGGCTGGCCGGGAGATCGCCGGCGCTATGTCTGACGCTGTGAAGGCGCAGAAAGCTGCGGAGGAGATCAAGGGGCGTGCGGACGTGGCTGCGAAGGATGCCGCTGCCGCCCAGAAAGCCGCCCTGGACGCAAAGGCTGCCGCTGACGCCGCCATGCAGAAAGCAACAACGGTGGAGGGGCGGACGTCCGGCCTGGACGGCAAGATCACTGCCGCTCGGAAGGCCGCCGATGAGGCCAAGGCTGCGGTTGCTGACGCTGACTCCAAAGCGACGGACGCGCAGAACAAAGCGCAGGCAGCTCTGGACGCGGTGAAGAAATCTGGCGACAATGCTGCTGCCCTGGCGGCGGCTACTGAGGCGAAGCAGGCTGCGGACGCCGCCAGAACGCTCGCTCAGCAAGCGCAGACAGCTGCCCAGCAGGCGCAGGCGTCTGTTGCGGATGCCGCTCAGAAGGCAACGAGGGCGCAGACTCTCGCTGAGAAAGCTGACGCGAACGCTGCGGCGGTGAAGTCGACGGCCGAGTCTGCTGACGCTGCGGCGAAGAAGGCCGCGTCTGACGCGGCGGCCGCACAGGCGTCCTACAAGTCGCTGCAGGCGACCGTGTCCGCGAACTCCGTGGACTTGGCGGCGGCGAAGTTGAAAGCGGACCAGGCCACGAAGGATGCGGTGGCCGCGAAGGATGCCGCCTCGAAGGCCACCGCTGACGCGCTTGGGGCCCGCCAGGCCGCGGATGCTGCCTCGAGCAAGGCGTCCACCCTGGCCGGCCAGGTGACAGTGTCACCGTCCGTGCCTGTCTCAGCTGACGGCCGGGGGAAGCCGAAAGGTGCCGTGTGGTTCGTGCAGAACGGGCAGGGTGTTCTCACGTCCCAGTACACGTGGGACGGGGCGAAGTGGTCGCTTATGCCGGTTGATGGCTCCGTCATCAAGGATGCGACGATCACGTCCGCGAAGATCGGGAATGCGGCGATCGGGTCCGCTCAGATCGCTGACGCGGCGATCACGGACGCGAAGATCGGTGGGCTGTCGGTCAGTAAGCTCCTGGTGACTGGAGGTGCGAAGATCCCCCGGGCTGTGATCGATCAGCTCGCGTCGGATGAGGCGTTCATTGGGAAGCTGTCTGCGAACTCCGTGACGGTTGATCCGGAGAATATGCTGCGTGACCCCGGGTTCACTGGGGCTCCGTCGGGGGTGTGGGTTCCGTCCGTTCCGGCTGGCGGAAGCGTCGGGTTTGTGTCGGATATTAAGGACGCGCCGGGTGGAAGGTCGACTGGGGGTCGTCTGGTCGGGGGTGCCGCTTCGGAGGCGCAGCTGAACCAGCAGTTCAAGATCCCTGCCGGGAAGGTGTGGGTCCTGCGTCTTACGTACCGGTACCTGCAGGGGTCTGCCGCCGGCCTGCAGCTGAAGGCCGGTGGAACGGCGCTCCCTGCGTTTCAGTACAAGGACGCGGGGTGGCATACGGAGGATGTGGATTGGTCTCCGGCGAGCTCGGTGACGGGCGGCGTCTGCCAGGTGTGTGCGGGTAAGGGCACCAAGGCTGAGGTTGCTGCGATCGTCATGTGCCAGAAAGTCGGCGTGACCATGCTGGCGCCGGGCAGTGTGACGTCGGACGCGATCTACGCTAGTAAGGAACTGTGGGCGAAGGTCAGCGCGTTCGGGGCGGTGACCACGGAAATGCTGACAGCTGGGAAGGCGACCATCACCGGTAACGCGGTGGTCGGCAACCTGAAAGGCAATAATATCTTCGGGTCCAAGATTGTTGGGTCGTCCATGTATGCGTACTCCGAGTCCGCTGAGTCGCTCAACAAGAAGGGGTTGCCGTACAAGGCGGTCGACGCGGACGAGGGCGACTGGAATTCCCAGGCGATCCCCATGACCCGCGCGTGGGCGAACCGGTACGGCAACAACGACGCCGATGGGGTGTGTACGATCACGTCCGCGTCGGATACGGAGATGACCGGCAAGTACACGTCGCGCCTGGACTTCACGTACAACGCGTGCTGGGAAACGTATGTGGACCTCCCTGACGGGGACGTGTTTGACGCGTCCCTGGACTTCTGGTGCGGTGACAGGAACGGGACGTCTGAGATGGAGGTAGTCCTGCTGCGTGACGGCGTCGTACTGTCCCGCAACCGCACCTTGGATGGGTGGCAGACGATCAGTATTGCTAACTGGAAGAAAGGTGATACGGGGACGCGGCGCTACTATCTGCGCATCTTCCCGCTTTACTCACCGACGAACGTGTCGTTCAAGGACCTGAAGCTTTGGTATCGGACGGTGTACGACACTTCGTCGATCCGCCTGAAGGGCAACTCGCTGCTGTTCCGTCAGTCGGTGCCGGACGACAAGGGGACAAACGGGTGGTTCCGTTTCACTAACGGGCAGATGTACGCGGCCAGCACTAACCAGCTGGAGTACCAGCGTCCTCTCAAGTCGCTGGTCATGCCGCCGCATTTCATTGGGACGACGAACCAGCAGCGTATCCTGCAGCGGAACTACTGGGAGTGGTGGCCGGGGAAGCTGCAGAACGACACTGAGTGGTTCGAGTACGACGCCCAGGACTTCCGCATCGGGAAGAACAATATCCCCCAGGCGGTGTACAGCGGCCTGTACTGGGTCACTATTCAGGTGACCGCAGCAAGCCATTACTCGTCGCTGTGGACCACACTGCTTGTGGAGTTGAACCCTGCGGGTAACTGGGATCTGGCGGTCGGAAACTCTGTCGCCTTGGAGCCGGGCGTGAAAGGCGTGAAGGTGACGGCCGCAGGGCTTATGCAGCTGCGTACGAACGTCCGCTTGTACTGGCATTTCGCGATCCGCACCCCCGATATGGGGTCTGAGAACGGCTGGCTTGAGCTCAACAACATGCGCTTGTCGGCGATGTACATTTCGAACTGAAAGGGCAGAAGGATGGCTGACACTAGATGGGATGGGGCGGTCGTCCCGACCGCGTATTCGGATCTGCTTGGCGCGTGGGGTCGGTTCAGTGACTCTGTTGGGACGTTCATCCGCGTCGCGTCGATGCAGGAGGCGCGGGCTCGTCTTGCGCAGGCGCCGGCCGGTGTGGTGACGTCTGCGACGCCGGCGATGTTCCTGATCGGCGGGGTCCTGTACTCGGCGAACGGTTCCAGGACCGGCGCGGACTACAACGTCGTGCCTGTGTCGGGCTACTCGGGTGTTCTCGTTGACCACTGGGACAAGTCGAATGGCCGCGGGCGTCCCACGTCGGACCACACGACGCGCCGGTGGGGGCAGTCCACGTTCCAGCTGCCTGTCCGTAGCCTCCTCGAGTTCAGTCTGGACGTGTGCGTGTCGATCGTGCATTCCGACTTCAACTCGGAGGACGAGAAAAACAAGGCCAGCGGGTCCTACTACTTCGGCTTCCTGCTGGACAATGTCAACCAGTGGCAGACCGAGCTGCAGTACAACAGGACTTTCATGACGCATCATCTCTCCTGGAAGATGGAGGCCGACGCGGGCACGCACACGGCCGCGTACACGACGACCGGTTCGTACGGCACGGACCCGTACTGGCACTTCGATGGCGGCGTCTACCCTGGCACGCGTTTCCGCGTGTTCTCGCTCGGCGCCACGGACTGACATCCGGGCCGTTACCTGCCCCTCCTGTGAAACAATCGGGGGGGCAGGTCTCGTTGCTACTTGGAGGGGTCATGGCCACATTGGAGCCATCGGAGAGTCGTCGCGTGCGCACTGAGGCGCTGCGCGGCAGCGTGCAGATTTCCGCGTACGGGGCGCCAGATGGTGCCAGGTGGGCGCAGCAGGCTGCCGCGCTCGGCGGCACGCACATGCGACTGACGAACATCTTCGAGGAGTCGACCGTTCAGGCGGTCACCAACGGCGGAGATAAGCTCGGTGAGATGGACAACAAGGTGCGCGCCGCCGTAGACGCCGGGTTCCGCATCGTTGTTGATTTCTCCTACTACCGGAACCTCCTTATCAAGGAGGGGACGAACCCTTACTTCCTGCACTGGCCGGCGTGGCTGGCGCCGATGGAGCAGATCCTCTGCCGTCAGTTCCCGGGCGCCGATTACAGTTACGCGCACGCACCCGAGGTGGCCGCTGTGGCTTTGTCGGGAGAACCTGACATTCTGTGG